ATCTTCGGTTTCATTATGTCACCAACCAGTTTTCCAAATCATTCTTTGTTTTCAAACCGGTCATTCTCTTGACTTCAATATTTTCATCCATCATTACAAGAGTTGGTACAGACCTAATACCAAACTCAACTGCAATGTCTGAATATTTGTCGATGTCAATGACTTCAACTACAGTTTCACCTTTGACTTCTTCCAAGATGGCTGCCAATGACTTACATGGACGGCACCATTCTGCCGTGAATCTTAATATTCTTTTCATTTTTTATCCTTCGCAAGCTATACAATCGTTACCTTGTGCAATTTGTGTCATGTCAATTTCTTTGATGACCTGTCTTTCAATTCTCTTTGAAACTTTATCAGCTTTACCAATCTTTTCAGAACGGCAGTAGTACAATGTCTTCAAACCTTTTTTCCATGCCATAAAATGAATAGCGTGGAGATATTTGATGTTAACATCAGGTCTAAAGAATAGGTTTAGTGACTGTGCTTGGTCGATATACATTTGTCTATCGGCAGCCAAATCAATAACCCATCGTTGGTCAATTTCCATAGATGTTTTGAATACAGCTTTTTGATTTTCATCTAAAATATCCAAATGTTGAACAGAACCATCATTAGCAATAATGGAAGACCATACTTCATTGTATTCATCCTCTGTTTGTGTTAAACCTTTGATGATTATATCAAGCCATCTATTCTTATTCAAAAATGATCCCGATAGAGTGTCCTGACGGTAAGCGTTAGCACGATAAGGCTCGATACTAGGACTAGTGTTTCGCATAATGATAGACGAAGAAGCATTTGGAGCAATAGCCATAAGATGACTGAACCGCTTGCCAGTACCGCGAGCATCTGGAGCTTCACCACGTTCTTTTCCCAAAGTGAGGTTAGCTTCATCTAATTTCTCTCTTATTGACTTAAAGATTCTATTGTTTGCGACCTTGGCCATAACTCCTTCAAAAGCAATTCCGTTTCGTTGGAGGTAGGCATGAAAGCCCAAGGCGCCGACGCCAATAGAGCGTTCACATTGGGCAGAATACCTAGCACGTTGAACTGTACTAGGAGCATTATCAATAAAATACTGCAAAACATTATCCAGCATTTCTGCAACATCTCTGAGAAATAATGGTTCATCTTTCCATTCATCATAGTTCTCCAGATTCAATGAAGAAAGGCAACAAACAGCTGTTCTTTCTTTATTTGTTGGTAAAATGATTTCTGAACAAAGATTTGATTGGTGTACTTTTAGTCCTCTGTCCTTCAACCACTGCGGAAGCATTCTATTACTAGTATCAATGAAGTGAATATATGGTTCACCTGTGTGCATACGCAATTCTAGAATTTGTTGCCAAAGATGTTTAGCTGAAACTGTTTCACGAATTTCTTTACTAAAAGGGTCTACTAAATTCCAAGAATCGTCTGCATTTGGATCCAACATACAGTTTTCAATCAACTGCATAAAGTCATCTGTGATATTTATCCCGTGGTGCAGATTCAGGCAACGAACATTTGGGTCACCTGTTGGTTTACGCATTTCTAAAAATGCGATAATATCCGGATGAGAAATATCAAGATAAGCGGCATAACTACCACGGCGAGTCCTACCTTGTCTATAAGCGAGAGATGATGCATCATAGATTTTAAGGTGTGGCATAACTCCAGTAGATTTATCGTCCGCTGAACGAATGCCAAAGCCGATGCCGACACCACCACCGAACATTGAGAGCCAATTTGTTTCAGATAGATTGTCAACTAATCCTTGCGCTGTATCATCGATAAAATTGAGGAAACACGATATTGGAAGTCCTTTTTTAGAACGACCATAAGATAGAATAGGAGTTGAATAAGATAACCAGTGTTTTGAGGAATAGTCGTACAATCGTTGAGCGTGAGCTGAGTCAGTTCCGAAGGCTGCGGAAACGAAGGCGAATCGTTGTTGTGGTGAAGTTTCATCATCTCTCATATAAGACTCTTTAAGTCTTTTTATTCCTAATTCATCAAAAAGTTTATCTCGTTCTAAATCTATATTTATACCCATGTATTCCATCTTTATTCCTTATTATTTTTTCAAAATACTTTTAATATCAGGCGGAGTCCAACCTTCAGGTTTTAAAACTTTTCCGTCTGCTCTTTTTAATACTTTTCCAGTTTCATCGTCAATCTTTGCTAGGTTGCTTCTCGCAACTTCATTCCAAACATCTTGTTGTGGAATCTGCAAAGTGTGTTCTAATCCCTCAATGACCCATTTTAAATCTGCACAACCATCTGCAATGTCTACCATATTTCCTCGAAAAAATGCATTCATTAATTCATCAAACTCTTCCCGAATTAGGGAAATATAAAGAGTTGCTTGTTTACCAAAACCTGTTTCTTTTTGGTCGCAGGCGTCCATAAATCGTTTAACATCATCAGAACTATTCATTTGTATACTCCATAATCATTGGGAAAATTGGTTCAATTGCTGCAGCACAGGCGAGAGCTACTTCTTTGTGTTCTTTCTGTGTACCATTTGCGCTTCGGAGTTGTATATAGTGTACCCAAGACCTAAGAGTTCCGTTCATATACATACGAGATTTTGTCATACCTTCTGGTAGAACTGCCCGAGCTTGTTCTTTTGCAATTTGATGTTCCAACGCCCAAGTATATGCATCTTTCGCCGTATCAATTACCAACTGTTGCTTTTGTTGCCAACGCTTCTGGAGAAGTGTATCTTCTGTTTCAATACTGTTCTGACGATTCTTTGTATCTTGCAGTCTTGCTTCACGCAATTCAAAACCAAGTTGTGATGCATCAGCATATCGTTGAGAAAATTCTTGGAATGAAAAGGATCGGTGCCGCAAAATCTGCCTTGCAATGTCACGGGTTGTTTCAATCTCCAAACACACGGAAACCATCTCCAACGGTGACCAATGTTGATTGTTAATCAAGTATCTAACCAATTTCTCAGCAGTGTCTGAGTTGTTTTGGTTCGATGGATTAGATACGCGAGCCGCATACGCAACTTGGTCCATTAAACTTTTATCATCTACTCCTTGAGAGTATGAAATTAAATTTACATTCATATTTTTTTCCAATTCACAAATTCCATTTTAGCCCTAAGATTCACATAAGTGTGTTTCTCCATTATATCATGTAATTCTTCAATGTCAAATCCAGTTAATACCATATCATTAATGTCTTTGTCGGTTATGATTCCCGGCCAGACAACAACATTGAAATGATTATCGACTGCATGTTCCATCAATTTCACGATTTCTTTATTCCTAGGTTCATTGTCGAATACTAGTACAATTTTTGATTTATCCAAGTATTCTGCGGCCGATTCAAGTGACGAACTGGCGACAGCTACTGAATTTTTAATAAACATTGAATCGATTGGTCCTTCAAAGACATAAATCGGTTTATCTTCATTCACTCGGTTGATTCCAAACATGCGTGGAACATCGTCCATGAGTTTGATTGTGATGTAACGAATCTTTGACTGTCCAAGTGCTCGGCCTTGAAATCCAGTCAGATTCCCTTCTTTATCATAGAATGGGATAATTAGTCGTTTATCACCTTCCATAATGTCTTTTTCAACATCGAAAGAATCTACAAAAGCTTTGAAATCCTCGGAGTAATACAACTGAGAATACATGTTTTGTGGTATCATTCTACCCATAACATACTTCTTGGCATAATGTTCATTAGGTAAAGATTCAATTGTTGGTAAATCCAACTTTTTGGTAAATACCGGTTTAACCTTCAATTCCGAAAACTCAGGTTCAGGTGAATTCGTATTCGCAGAGTTTTTATACCGTTCCATCTGGTATTCTTCAAGCAGATTAGGATCAACTTGTTTTAAGAAATTATAGAACGATGTGGATACACCACAGTTGTGGCACATATAGAAGTAATCATTCTTCTTGCGATAGACATAACCACGGCATTTGCTTTTGTTTTTCTGTGAATCTCCACAGAGGGGACACCGAAAATTATAGAGGTCATCCTTCTTCTTGGAGAACTTCTGTAATTTGGGCGATACTTGCAATAGGAAATTTCTGTCAATGAAGACACTCATAATAAAACCAGGAAGTTAAGTTATTTTAAATTGCCTAGTAGTATATCAGGTCTTACATGAGAAAGCAACCATGTAACGACAATTATGCCACCAACAATCATCCACTTCCAGTCTAGAAGTTGTTGGAGTTTTTCTTTTTCCTTGGAATTGTGGTCTTGCATTTCTTTGCGGAGACCTTTGATTTCTTCCAATAAGGTTTTTTCAGTATGTTGAACTTTATCTAAGACAGTATCAATGCGTCCATGTATTTCTTTAATATCCATGTCTGTCTCCTGACGCCTTTTATCTATATCATCATAAACCTTAGCTATATGGCGGTCATGTTGATCCACCAATTTTTCTATTACTTGGTCCATTTTGTTACAGAGAGTGGTGATTGTTGAGATTTGTGTTTTTAAAACACCAACATCCACTTGGATGTCCCTCAATTCGTTTTCCGTTACCATTATTTTTTCTTACTGGGAACTTTTGTGCCAACCAATTTCTTATGAACTTTAATTTTTTTGCAAACACTTTTTATTTTTCCATGAGTAGTTTTTACAACTCTGCAAACCTCTTTAGTTGCAGCCATTGTTGGGTTTACTGTTGTAAGCAAGAAACATGCAAGGAAAAATAAACTGACATAGTGTTTTACGGTTTTCATAAAGGCCTCAAAGCATTGGTTGATTGGATGTCGGAATCTGGCTTTTGCTACCAGCAACTGTTGCTGGCGTTTGATTATTTATAACCGGTTGATTGTTTGGAACGGTAGGTGGAGGTGTTAATGGAACAAAATTTGTTCCACTTATTTTTTCTTGTGTTCGGCCATATGCTGAAATGCCAAGTATAGCACCCATCGCTATATGGAATAACCCAGCACCTTGTAGTGTGATAGGTTGCCATTGACTAGTAACTTGACCGTGATTTAATGCTTGCAATAGACTCCATGCGATAGGAAATAACATGAAATCACAAGTGCAAACCGCCATATACATCCAACCCATCATTGGACGCCATTTGCTGTTTAACCAATCTTCTTTTTTATGCGAATGGTGTTTTGTTGTCATACACTCAATACTTGTAAAGCATGATTGTAGTGAGCAATTCTATCTTCTAAACCAATGGTTCCTCCATTGATTCTTTTTGTCATAGTAACGAAATCACCTGAGTCGGCAAATTGATTTAAATTATTGTTTTCCCAAAACCAGCAAGCTGATTGTACGGCACCTTCAAAAGTTCCAAGATAATCTGGAACTTCTTCAATATTCATTTCTAGACTATCAGCAAAATTTTGATAGTTGTCTTTACCTGTCAACTGAATTAGGCCACGACCACAGTAACGATAACCATCACCAGATTCTTCAGGACCATTACCCATTCTATTTGCATATACACGATTTGCAATAGCTTCTTGTTGACCTGCAAAATGTTCGGCTGAAGATTCTGTGAAATATTTTGGAAATACTTTACATAGTGTTACAGCTCTGTAGTTTAGGTTTTCTTTTAGTGCAGTAAAACCACCAGATTCGTGAGAACATTGAGCAATAAATGCTGCGATTCGGTGAGGAGTGTTAATCTCATAATCAGGCAACACATGTTCTAAAGCTTCATGCCATTGTTCGACATATTGGTTATTAGGAAGTAATTGTTGTAGTTGTTCTAGTGTAATCATTCTAACTCCTCAAATATTTTCTTTTGTCTATTAAACCATTCAATTAATCCACTATTGTTAGCAGAACAATCTTTGTATTGTTTATAGTTCTCTGTTACTGTCTTTGAAATGTCACTTAGTTTTGCTTCATCTGGTATTTTCTTTAATGGTGGACATTGTACATTAAGTTCTTCCGGGATTGGAGGAAATTTAACTGTCACAGGAACAGTAGTTGAACAAGCACACAATGATGTAATGATACAAATTAGTAATAACTTTTTCATTCTGCGGCCTTATTCAAAGATTCAATGAATTCTTTAGGCATCTCACAAGGTCCACCTGGTAAAAACTTAGTATCATACTTGACAACTTCTTTATCAATATACTTTATAACATCTGCACCTTTTTGTTTTACTATCTGTTTTTGATAGACGATTCTATCTACAATTTTGACCGTCTCTATTGCAGATTTATTTTCAGCTACGACAACTTTAGCTTCCAATTCAGTAACACGTTCTTTCCATTTCTTGTTTTCAGAAATGCCACCGAACATGTACATGGAAAATAATAAAACAACCACACAAACAACTTGTATGAGTGTCTTGTACATTGGTGTAAAAATGGATAAAATTAGTCCGAATAGACTTAGAAAGAACGGAACATAAAAAAACCAATCAGGTAAAAAATCCAATAACCATAAAAACATAATATTACATCCTCGGTGGAGCTCTAAGTCTCATTGGTTGAAGAACAACTTTTCTTTTCTTTTTCAGATAAACACCAGGTTCACCACCTTTACCACCTGAACCAGCAATTGCACCGGTACCTACGACATTTGTTGGACCTGGAACAGCTATACCATCTTCTTTCATGTAACTCTCTTTGATATTTGCAATGAAATCATAATCATCCATTGTCAGAGTTCCTTTGTTCCGTATATCAATAAGTCTTTCCACAACACGGTGTAGATCCATGTCTGATTTAATATCTTCTCTCGCCAATTCTAAAACACGAATCATCAAAGGAATATCTAATTGAATTGTATCCTTTTTGTCTACGGATTCCCAAATAGTTTCTTCACTGTGGTGTTTGAAATATTGAACCTGACGTTCTCTTTTTTCAGCACTTTCTTTTGATGGGTAATCACCTAGATTTTTACCTGTACTTTTAGATACAAGTTTATATCCGTGACTTGTTTTAATGATATGTTCTTTGAACTGTTTCAGTGTTTTCATTAACAGTTCCACTTTCTCAGGGCTAAAGCTTTGCGGGTTGGTTTTCCATCTTTTTTCATTGGACCTTTCATACCGCCCATTCTAGCACAGAAACTTTTACGACGATTAGCAGCTTTAGATCCAGGTTTTAATTTTGATGGTTTTGTAGTTACTGCCATAGAAAGTTTAGAACCCGGATTCTCTCTACGATATGATGCAATACCTTTGCGATTCAAACCACCCTTTGGATCTTTTCCTTCTTTGCGGCGCCATGCAGCAGATTCGTATAGTTCTTCATCTGATACATCCGAAAGGTCTTCCCAAATAACTTCAGGATCGATGTTATGTACTTCTGAGATTTCCATAACCAGTTCTTCAATAATATCAAACATTGCTTCCACTTCTTCTGGAACGCAATTAGGAACTGTTCGGCCACCTTTTTCTTTAGTGCCTACTGGGTGATAACCTGGCCAACAAGGGTTTGTGTTTTTTAACGTCTTTTTTTCTTCTAGAAATTGTTTGAATGTTATCATATGTTTCTTAGTATGTCTGCTATTTTCATATCCACTGATATTAAATCCGTATCTATGTTTTTACCTCTTATACCCATTACTACCTTTGGCAATATATTTAAGAATAACAAAAAGGTCTTTAAAGAATCATAATCTTTTTCATCAATTCTAAAAAACAATATTCTGGAGGTCGCTTCAGGTCCAAATACATTATTTAAGAGAATAATATGATTAAGAATTAGTCTTTCTTTTATGTTTTTGGTTGCCTTATATCTACGAAATAACCTTTTTAGGTATTTTGTTCTTTTTAAGTCTCCCTCAAACTCGGACATTAAGCAACTAGGTGATGTATAACATTTTACTGCATACATCACAAAGTTGTCTTCATTTAGGTCATCAAAATTCATTATGAAAAGAATACATTAGGTATTAGCGAATGCTCTACCCCATGAAGTGTTACCACCAGCAGTATTTGTTGAAGAAGAATCTGTCAAACAAACTAGAGTTTCTCTAATGTAACGGACTTCGCCGGTTAAACCATTTGTTTTCTTTCTAACGTGAACCCATCCAGCACTTGGATTTCCACCAATTTTATTGTTAGCCGCAGTCAATCGAGTATCTGTTGCAAGAACTGTATCTGCAAAATAGGTGTTAGAAACTTCACCTGTAGGTCTTACGATAGCTGCATCAAAAGAAATAACTGATCCGGCTGCAATGTTACCTTTAACACCTGTAGACAATACAACTAGGTTAGCAGAAACAGAAGCAACTGTATTATTTGAAAAGAACATTCCGGGAAAACCATTTGATGATAGGTTAGCTGTTGCTGAACCACCACTCAAAAGATTAACATATTGACCTGCTCCAACACCAACAGTGGAAACAGCTGCTGGAATTGTAAAGATGATGGATGTTGCACCGGTAACTGTCAAATTGGATGTGGTCAACTGTGTAACAGTCCTTGTTTGACGTTCAGATACCCACGTTGGATGGCCAAAGTTGCCAGGTGTTTGTGGTGTGTCGTTATTATTCCATGTTTGGTAAGCCATTTTTTCTCCTTGGGTAGAAAGGTATTCTATCTATTTATTGTTCTTGTGGTTTCTGCTTGATTTTATCCATATTTTTGTAATCTGGCATCTTGCTACGGTTATTCATCATAGGGTCAACTTCAATTGTGTCTCTTGGTTCACCTGTCAATGTTTTACCACCTTTTTGGATCAATCTTGCATTTGGTTTATCGTCACCTATATTATCTACACCGTCCAATTTTTGTATAGTTGGTTTTTTACCATAAGGTTTTGCAGGCTTATCGTCTTTCTCCCAATCATACAAATCTTCTTTTACTTGGCGAGAAGATGAGTGTAATTCTTGTACGATTCTTTTAATAGACTTCTTTGGAGATGGTGGTTTCTCGCCGCGAGCAAGTGTTTCACCACCATTTGCACCATCAGCTGGAGACTGTGTTGCAGCTTGTGGGTCAACAGAATCTTCATTTTTTTGTTTTGCATAGTAAGCTGCAAGGGCCATTTGTTGGCGTTTCTTTGTTGATTTTCCTGCAAACTTAGGATTGTCACTATGAACAAAATCATGGATCCAATCATATGCTTTTGCATCTTTAGAAAGAACTTCATCTAAACTAATTTCTTCTTCCAATTCAGCTGTAGACTTCATGTAATCCAAAGAAGTTGTAATGTAATCTTCAGCTTTTGTGATTTTTGCTTGCACCCATTCTGGAAGATTCTCGTCATCTTTCAACATATTTTTTAAATCTTCAGCGTTTCTACAGATTGTTTGAAGCTGCGTCTTGGCCATTGCACCTTCATAATCATATTCACCTGCATCTTTAGCTTCAGACACACGTTTATCATCATTTGCAAATTGTTTCTTGGTTGCTTTTACAATACCGGAGAAACGCTTGTTAGCCTTCTGGATGTTTTCTTTACCGCCAGCTTTATCTAATTCTGATGCTTGACTTCCTGCAGCGGTCTTGTAACGGCCTAGTAGTTCATTTGAAACTTCATCAATTTGGTCTTCTTCATAGATACCGTGGTCTCTTTTCCATTTGTCATACTCACCAGTTTTGGATTGAGATACTTTTTTATTCTTAGTAATATAGTCCACGTTCCAACCCTTCGACTTATAGAATTTTTTTAATAGTTCTGAACGCTTTGATGTAATGTTTTCAGCAACATTAGCCTTTGCTGACCAAGGATCATTCGGGTCAGTGAAACTACTTTTAGGTGAAATGGCTGTAGGTTTTACTACATCCTTAACTACATTTTTTTTACTTTTCATTTTTTATCCTGGAAGTTGTGCATTTGCAGGAAGTTCAGATTCACCGGTACCTGTTTTACCCAACATTTCTTTAATTTTCTTGAATGTTGGCTTAACAGCTTTGTTGATTTCTCTGTGTGTTGGTGAAACAGAATCTGTAACAAAAGGTACAGGAGTATCTGGAGTCTTACCTTCAGCCTTCAATGTTGCTTTTTTACCACTGAAATGAGCATTTGCATTTTTCACTTCTGGATCAGTAGTTGTTGTGGGACCTTTAAGTGTATCGACCCTTATGGCTTTTTTACCCTTGTCTTCATCAACGACACTCATCATTGCACCAACATCTTCTTCTACAGATTCAACTTCTTCATTCTTTGGTTTGTTGTATGCATTTGGACGTTTGCCGCCGGTTTCTTTTTCCAAATCTTTCAATAGGTCTTCATCATCTTTGTGACCAACAGTATCAACAACCTTCTTAGCAACTTTCTTTGCACCAGATTTCATTGAATCAAGAATACTTTCTTTTTTCATTCTTAGTAATTTGAAATCTTGAGAATCTAATTTACCATTATGATTTTTGTCCAATTTTACTTGGTTACCTTTTAGTTCTTCAGACACATCTTCTTTTTTATTCTGTTCTTTCTGATTAGGATTCAACTTTTTACGAATAGCATCGGCAACAGGATTACGACTGCGGCTATATCTTAGATTTTCTTCACGCTCTTTGCTGTCATCTTGGTGGCCTTCCGCCACATCTTGCTTTTTGTCATCGTTTTTCTTGCGGTCTTTTTTCTCCACTTCAGGTTCAAGGAGCAATTTCTTGTCTTCAGCCAAAACAGATTGAACTGCATCTATCATTGATTGTGAAACACTATTCTTAGTAAACATTATTTTGCTCCTGCTTTTTGCTTTTTTATTTTAG